CGTCGCCAGCGCGCCCTGCCCCGCGATAGCGGCCGCAGTATTCGCTGAAGTAACGTCCGCCCCTGCCTGTGCGGGTTTCATCGCATCGATCAGTGTCACCCCGTCCGCATATTTTGCGGCTGCTGTTATTCCGGTGATGAGGTTGTGACTCGCATCGAGCGCAGCGTCGGCCTTGAGCGAGCCAGCCTTTATAGTGGTCGCCGCCGTGCCCGAGACCGCTGCGGTATCAGCACTGGTCCGAGTTTCGGTGACGTTGGCCCCTGCTTCCGCTGGCTTGCGCGCGTCAATTCCCGTCACACCGTCGGCATATGTAACGGCTACCGGAATGGTCGTTCCGGCACTGTTACTTGCCTGTAGCGCGTACCCACCGTCGTCGAATTGCACGATCCGTTTGTGCAGCAGCACCCCGCCGACTGTCGTCACTTCGTCGCGACGCTCCGCGACTACGAAGCGACCCTCGACCGTGATGCCCGTCGCCGTATCGGTGAGAATGAACCGGACAATCTTCTGGTACTGGACATCGCGTGCGATTCCGAGAGAGAGCGGGAACGCCGTCGCATCCCCGGATGAAAGCACGACCTCATTCGCCGTGCCCCACTTGGCTTTGATGACATAGGTGAGATTCGTCCCCCCGCCGCCGGAGCCGGCGACCGCGCTGAACTGGATATTCCAGGTCGTCGAATCGCCTTCGGTATTGAGCGGCGTGATGATCGCGACCGGCGGCGCGGACGTGCCCGAGCCCTCGCGACGGAAGACAGCCGTCACGAGCGCCGACTCGTCGCCCCAGGTGTTGTACGTCAAGTCTCCGACGTAGACCGCGGCGCCGGCCGCGACTACGACACCGGTCGAGATCGAGGGAGGCGTCTGGATGTTGCTCACCGTTCCGGCTTGCGTCTCGGCCAACGTCGGAATGCGATCGGTCCGGACCGTGTAGATATGCTCCACGGTCTTCTTGTCGCCCGTCAGGTTCAGGATCGCCTGGCCAGTCGAATCGAATGACACCGCGATCACGGGAGGGTTCGGGCTCGAGGGGATATTGGGAGCGTAGCCCACATCCCCCGGCGTCGGGTAGAGCGCGGCCGTCGCAACGCCGAATGGCCATTCCTCCGCGGTCACGAGGAACGTAGAGTCGTCCTGCTCCTCGATCCTGGTGATCCGGACCGTCGTCTGGTTCAAGCCCAGATTCAGATCGGTCAGCGTCACCAGATCCATCGGCTCCAGGAGCACGTAGCGGAGCGGGAGCGCGAACTCGTAGATGTTCCGGATATAGACTGATCGCTGGAGTGCCAGCTGGACAACGAAGCGCGCGACGTTTGCGTCCTTGATCTGCGGCGCGTTCATGACCGGCGCGGTCCTAAGTCCCGTCAGCTCGATCGACGCCTGATCCTTCGCTTCCGCGATGTCGATGTTGTAGCTCTTGGCGCGATTCTCGAACTGGAGCTGGATATGGTTGTACGCGTCGGCTTGCGCGACTCGCGTGACCGTGACCGGATCGTCTGAGTCCGAAAGGAAGTCGTCGTCGGTCAGGTTATAGATTGGCGTCACGTTCGGCGTGAACGTCACACCGTTTCCCGTGATGGCGGTGTCGCCGGAAGGAACGATCTTGAGTAAGCCGTCCGACCAGACGAAAGCGCTATTGGCGAGCGCCAGGAGATCGACCATGTGCTGCGCGGCCGATTGCTGTGCCGTGTAGACGGGCGAGAGGAAGATCCCGGCCGCGGTGCAGTAGTCGCGGAACGCTGTGAGATTGCCGAGCTGCGCAGCGGGGAAGAGCGCGCCGTGATTCGGATCGGTCAGGAAATCGGTTACGACGTCCTTCGGGTTCGAGTCCGGGATCGTGGGGTAGTTCCACTGGAGGAACCCGCGCACTTCCCAGTTGAAGTTGGGGAGCGAGCCGCCTTCCTTAAGCGGCCAGGTCGAAGACGCTACGTATGCCGTCAGCTCGTAGGGAACCGCTTCGGCCGGGAAGTTGGTCGTCAAGAAGCCCCACGCCGCCTGCGAGCTCGTGCCCGTGAACACGGTGAGTCCGCCGGGGCCCGTGACCGCGCGCGACTGCCGGTCGTACCAGACGTGGACGATGTCGGCGATCGGGCCTTCGCAGATTCCCATCACGATTACGGCGTGCGTGAGAGAGATGCGCATGTTCTCGACCGTACCGCCTACCAAGTCCTTGTAGTGGATCAGATTCCCGGCGACGCACGCCTGTCCGTACACGATCGGGATCGCGATCGCCGCCGCCGCACTCTGGAGCTGGATGCCCTGGAGGCTCTGATACTGCGACGCGATGTTCGTCTTCTTCCGGCGGTGAAACGGCCAGAGACTCATGAGAGCGCTCTCATTTCACAATCGCGGCGGCGGGCATAAACGGAAACGATTTATTGTGCGCGAGGTTGGCGAACTTGTTCGTGCAGGTCGGCTTGGTCTTGTCGCAGCCGGGATAGATGCTGAACGTGTCGCCGTTAGCCGGCGCGAGCGGGAACGGGAGAATGGGCCAGATCGTCTTGACGCCGGCGATATTCGCGTACTGCGACACCGTCCGAGAGAGCCCATTTAAGGCGCCGCTCGTGAACGTGATCGTTCCGAGATCGAAATAATTGCTCGCTTGCGTGAGCGCCGCAGCCAGTACCGCAGCTGCGGTGCTTCCCGCAGTGACGATGCCGGAGACGAGGAACGCCGACTTTAAGAGCGTGCAGCCCGCGTCGTAGAGCGTGTGCACGCAATAGGGTTGGAAGACGTTCCGGGGCATCATGATGTCGAGCAATTCGAGATCGCTCTTGACCGTGGCCGAGATCAGGTTCCTGGACGGCGCGACTTCGGAGACTCGGCCGGAGAACATGATGACCGTGCCAGCGCTCGTGTCGCCCCAAGCCTGCATGTGAGCCCGCTCGACCACAATCCGGGCGCCATCGAGCGCACCGGCGGCGACGGCTTGCGGCCACGGGAGCCCGCCCAAGAGCATCGAGGCGTCGACCATGATTGTCAACGTCATCGTGTCGACCGTGATCCCGACGACGAGCGTCGTCTTCGATCGCTCGAACTTTGGGCCGGTCGAGGAGAACGTGAACGTGTTGGCGACGACGTCGTAGTCGGCGTTCGTGAATCGCGTGACCGTTCCGTTCGCTTGTGTAAGCGTGAGACAATCGGCAATCAGGAATTGCGTCTTGCCATTCAGCATGGCGATCAGCCCAGCGGATGCGGCCCTCACTTTACTGAAACCAGTGTGATTTTCTTCGCTTCCCAGAGCTGGGAGAGGAAGTTGTTGAACTCTGCCTGATCGAGATCGAATCGAACGCGCCAGTAATAGGAGCCGGTCCATGTGAGAGCGGCAGCTGCTGCAGGCGCCCCGACGAAGGTTACGACCCCGGTCGCGCTGATCGAGTAGTCCGTGGTGAGCGTCTTTAGTACACCGGCGACGTAGATCGACGCGGCCCCGTTTAGATCGTAGACGTTCTCGCGGCCGGTAAAGCCGGCAGCGCCATAGTCGCGCACCAGCTGGAACGCAGTCGTGACGCCGTCGCCGGTGCCGAAGTTCTGCGTGATAACCGAATTATCGACTGGATCCGTGAAGAGGAATGAATCGAACTTTCCCTGCCGCGCGTTGAAGAATCCGATGAGCGTCTGGAACTCGAGGAACGCAGACCCTTGGCGGAGCAGCTCGTAGACGAGCGTCCAGGTGTAAATCGGCCGCGAGAAGAATTGCGCGCGGACTTCCTTGCCGCCGACCGATTGCTGGACCTTGGTCGACCAGAGGGGCGCCTTGATGACGTTCCAGGTGAGACCCGGCAGGTTAGGAAAAATGGCCTGGCTCATGAGTCGAGCTTGAAGTCGCGGTTGCCATTCTTAACGACCGCGAGGATGTGATCACCGTGTTGGACGAAGAATTTCTTCACACTCTGCCCGTCGATCGCGTTCACATGGAAGTGGACGCCGCCGCCGGATCCGGCCGAGCCGCCGTCGGCCATGTTCCTGACCTTGTCCGCCAGGCTCGAAGGCAGCACCATCTCGTTCGAGTGGAGCTGCGTCATCGGGTTCAACCCGCGGGGGATGTCGTAGCCGCCCTCAGCTGATGCCACGTGACCGGCGAAGCCCGCGATCGCTATCCCGGCGGTCACTGCCGCAGCAGGAGCCAGGAACGGGCCCACGAACGGAATGGCAGCGATCGCCTTGAATGCCGCGGCCGCGCCTTCGATCGCATAGATCCCGATCGATTTGATGGCCGACCAGGCGGAGAGCGCCACGGATTTGATCGCGGCCCACTGCTCGAGCGCCCCGCGCTGTGCGGTGCCTTGCGCGGTCGCGCCCGTTTTCGCGAGCTCGGTCGCCTTGTGCGCGATCAGAACCTTCAACCCCATGTTGATGTACTCGAGCGCGACCGACTGCAGCAGCTTCTTGATCGCCTGGCTCGCGGTCGTCGTCCCCTGGATGATTCCCGTGATCGACGTTTCCATGGCGCGCTGGATGCCCGAGAACAAGGTCTCCCAGTCGCGCTTCCGTTCGGCCAGTGCCTGCTTTTCCTTCTCGGCGGCCGCCTTCAGCACCTCGCGCCGGATCTTCTCGCCGTCACGTTCTTCTTTATTCAGTGCGTTCTGAAGATCGGTTTCCGCCGCCAGGTATTCCGTCGAATTCGCGCCGAACAAGGCGAGAGCCCTTGCCGCGGCTTCAGCCTTGATGCCGATGATGACGTCTTCGCTTTCGGCGGCCTGCGACTCCCGCAGTTTGTAGCCCGCTTTCTCAAGCTCCCACTGCTTCCGGAGCTCGGCCATGTGGTGATCGATGCCGGGGACGTGGGGAGCGGCGGTGGTTGCGCCTTTCTTCTTCGGGTCGCCGGCTTTTCCAAGTGTCGCGGCGATCGCCTGGCCGCCGGCAGTCGCGTGTGCGACCATGGCGTTCACCATGGTATCGAAGTCCTGGCTCATCTTGGCTTCGGTGATCTTTAGGTCGGCGCCGGCGGCCGCGAAATTCCCGTGCAGCGCATCCCAGATCGCCTTGCCCAAACCCACGACATTGTCTCTCAGCTCGCGGAATACGAACATCCCCAGATCGAACAGGAGCCGGACGGACGTTGTGATACCGATGATCGCGAGGGCGAGGAGCTCCATCGCGTCCTTCAGGACGAGTATGATCTCGTGGAGAACGCCGCCTTCCTTCCCGCTATCGGCAAGTGCGTTCGCTAGGAGAGTGAGCACGGGCATGAGTGCTTCCCCGAGCGAGATCTTCAAGGCCTGGCCGACCAGGCCGACGCGACCCATGCTCTCGTGGAATTTGACGGCGGCGTCGACGGCCTCGCCGCTCATGACCGCACCCATCGCTTTCGCTTCGTCCTTAGCGGCCTCGATCGCGACTGATCCCTGATTCAATAGCGGGATCATTTCGGCGCCGGCGCGGCCGAAGAGATTCATGGCGAGCGCGGTCTTGTCGGCGCCGTCGGCGTATGATTTGAACTTGTCGGCGATCTCGCCCGTGAGTTCGTCCAAGGGCTTCGTGTTGCCGGCGGCGTCCTTGGCCGAGATCCCCATCGCGGTCAAAGCTTTCGCGCCAGGCGTGATGGCGCCCTCGTTCGCCTGCTGAAGAGTGAGAGAGAGCTTCTGCATGCTCTTCGTGAACGACTCGAAGCTGACGTCGACCTGCTCGGCCGCGAACTTGAGGCCGCCCAGATTCTCGACCGTGATGCCGGTCTTCTGCGAGGCCTTCTCGAGCTCGAGCGCGAGCTGCTCCGTGCCTTGGACGAAGCTTTTGAACATCACGCCGCCGGCCAGGATCGCCGCGAGCTCGACGAACGGGAGCTTGATGCGCTCGACGACGTCGGAGAGCCCCGAGAGGTTGGCTCGGATATAGCCGGTCGAATGCGAGACCGCGTCTTCGGCCTGCTTCAAGCCGGAGAGCAAGCCCGCGTTCTGCGCGCCGATCTTTACATTGATTTCGTCGCCTGCGGCCACTTTACTTTACCTCTTCGAGATCCACCGGCAGGGTTCCGCCTGCGGCAGCGAAATCGCGGAAGAAGGCGCCTCCGGCCTCATCGGCCGAGACAACGTCCCCCGCGACGCTCAAGTTCTTTCCGATTCCGAGATAGGCCGCGATCATTTGATGAATGGGCGGATTTTTCTTCCAGAAGCGGGACATCTCCTTCAGCTGGGGCAGGGTCACGAACTCGTCGATGTGTTCGAAGGTCCAACCGAACGTCATCGCCATGTTCGTGTAGACGTCTCCCCAGTCGAGGGGCTCTTCCCCTACGCCAGCGCCGGTTTTCCCCGCGCCTCGAGTGCCGACACTCCGGCGACGACGTCGACGATCTCTTTCAGGTTGCCGAGATCGATCAGATCCTCGAGCTCCTCGCGTCTCATCTCCGGATAGTTCCGGTTCAAGGCGGCGAGCGTCATGTCGACGATCGTGTCCAAGTCTTCGGCCGACGGCATTCCGGACGCCGCGAGATCCAGCGTCGCGAGCCTCGGGGCCAGCAACTTGAGCTTGCCGAGCGCGATCGGCGGGACGACGTACTCGACGCCGCCCAGCACGATCACTTTGCCGGCGAATTTTACGCTGGCCATTATTCGCTCGAGCTCATCGTTCCAATCACGCCGCTGACATCTGCGCCAGCCGCGAAGTCGAATTCGGGGATCATGAAGTCGTCGATCTTGGTCGCCATCGTGAGCTTGCTCGAATAGCACGAGTTGAGTCTCATGTAGAGCGTCTTCTTGACACCGTTCTGCATGGTGTAGGAGATCGGGAACACTCCGACGAAGGTCGGCGTGGTACCTGAGAGCAGGTTGTTGATCGTGGTCGTCAACCCGGTGGCGGCCGCGGTATACGTGTAGTCGAACGTCACGGCGAGCGTGGTGTCGGCTGCGGCGAAGGTGTAGACGCCGAGAGCCGAGACCGAGTACTGCCCGGTCGTCGGAGCGGAGGCGACGCGGACGAGCGGGACGCCGGTCGCGGTGAAGACGACGCCCATGTCTTCGAAGAAGGTGGCTGCCTGCGCAACCGTCAGCTGGAAGGGCGTGGCCGGAATGGCCGTCGCGCCGGCTTCGCCGACGATCGACAGCTTCTGCCCGGCGACGTTGGTCTGCCCGAAGAAGATGTCGTTGTAGTGGCCGGCGTTGATGTTCGCGGCCTTCGCCTTTCCGGTGATCTTGCCCTGGCCGCGCGCGACCGCGAGCGGGAACTGCGACTGGCCGAACAGCTCCTTCATGGTGAAGGAGAAGTCGATCGAGACGTCCTGGAGTCCTGCAAACTTCCGCGGGACGAGGACGCCGCCTGAGGAGACCAAGCCGTAGAGATTGCCGGAGCCGAATTGATACTGCATTTGATTAACCTGGGATGGTGGTGAGAGCGGTTGAGTCGGGGGTTACAGCTTGGCGAGCTCGGCCTTCAGATCTTCCTTGGCCGCTTGAATGACGTTGTGCATGCGCTCGTCGAGCAGAGCGCCGAGATTGTGGAAGTGCTTGGCGAACCAGACTTCGATCGTTGCGTCGATCGTGGACGGAGCAGCTGCGGCAGACCCGGTCGGCTCCTGACCCGCAACACCTCTATTAGATGCGGAATCGGAACCGGCCGGATCCGGCATGACGGTGGGCGAGCTTTTCATTGTGTTCTCCATTAGGCGTTAGCCATGATTTCGATTGGGATGATCGCGACGGCCTGATCGCCGAGCGTTCCCTCGTCGGTCTCGATCGTGCCGACGATCCGGCAGTGCGAGACCAGGCCACCGAGCGTCTGTTCTCCCGAAGCGTCGGGAGCCAAGGCGAGCTCGATCGCGCCGATCAGATTGTTGAGCGCGGTCGACGGCAGCATGTCGAGCGAGCTCTGGTGCACGTATACGTAGAGCGAGGCATGGAGCATCCACTTGGTCGGCAGGCGATAGCCGGCAGTCGCGATTTCTTTCCCCTGCGTCTGGAAAAACGCTGGCTGGTCCGCCGGCGAAACACTGCCAAAGTCCACGAGCTTCCGGGACTTCGTGTTGAAGCTGCCCGCGTTGGAGGCGAGAGAGAAAAGCGCGGCGAAGATCGTTTCGCGGTTTATCATGCTCTGGCCGCTCCGACGACTGCCGCGCGGATCATTCCCTGAATCTCGGGCGTCATCTCACTGAGCGAGCTCCGGAGATAGGACCGCTCGGGCAAATGCACGTGCCGCGAGTGTGCCTTGACTTCGAAGGTCACGGGCGCGATCGATCGGCCGAATGCTTGCTTGATCGTCCGGAGGTGCGCGCGGACCGACTCATCGACGTCGAGCCCGTACTCGTGCGCAGCCGCATAGGCGAGCTTGAGGCCGGCAATCCCGGTGATCGAGTTTGCGGTTTCGGTGACGCGCCCATTGATCTTCCGGCGGAGCGTGCCGGTCCGGTTCTTCAGGACCTGGCCCGAGAGCTTGTTGGCTTTGACGTAGGCAACGAGCGCGAACGTGGCGCGCGTGATTGAACCGCGAACCGCGTTGGTGAGCTTCGGCACCTTGGCCGAGAGCATTCTGACGACCGCCTGATCGCCTTCAACGGTGAAGGAGATCACGAGGTCGGCACCACGCGCTTGTACGACTGGAGGATGCTCAAGACATCCTTCGGCATGTCGGTGACGATGAAATTGGTCTGCTCGCCGGCGAGCCCTTTGCTGGACAGTCCCTGGCGGTCGAGCTCGCGGTAGCTGATCGCGCAGAGCTTGTTCGCGGCGAGTCCGAGATCGAGCGGGACCGCGGCGAATCCGGCCACGTAGACGAGGACTACGTTCTGAGCCGAGTTCTTGGTGAAGCAGTAGCCGTCGAGATAGAGGAAGTCGGAATCGAAGTAGAATCCTGACTGCCCGGGTGCGCTGCGTGCGGGTATCGCTACGCCATCGATCGTGACGCTCGTGACCGCGGTGACCGGATAATGGAGGAAGCAGAGGACGGTCTTGCCGTTCCCGTTCAGCGTGTCGGTGTAGCTCTCTGACTCGATGATTCTGCCGATCCAGTTCTGTATCCAAGCCGAAACCCCGCTCACCAAAGAGGCGAGCAGGGTGTCGTCGGCAACCGATATCAACCGGAGCCACGGCTTTAGAGCGGCAACGGTTGTGAGATCGGCCACGGGTTATCTCTGGTTGGTTCTACAGCGCTGTGAAGCCGCGCTCGACGAGCGCTGCGACGTGTTCGGAGGCGACTTCGAGCACGCCCTGGTCGTCGGCCTGATACTCGCTACCTTCGACGCCGGCGCCTGTCACGCCATCGGGGGCGGACACGAAGGCAGTGCCCTTCGCATCTGCCGCGTCCCGATCTGCTTTCTTGATTTTTGGAGCCAAAATTTCTCCGTGTAGCTACTGCGTTCGGGGATTAACCGTTCGCGATGTTGTTGATGATTCCGAGCGTGAACGGCGCGTAGTGTTGGAGCACTTCGTCGACGTAGATGCCGTATTCCTGCCTGCGCGAGCGGAGCGGCCAATCGATCTGGCGATACTCCTGGCGTGTCTTGATCTGCCAGACGTTGCCGACGCCGGACGCGGGATACGGGAGCTCGGCGGTGGTGAAGAGGAGCGTGCCGGCCACCTGGTTCGGGTGGACGCGGAGCTTGACCATCGTCTGCGTGATCGGGTTCAGGATGGCGTCCAACAGCGCGCCACCGGTGATCGACGAATGGGTCTCGGTCGCCGACTGCGTGAAGCGGATCAAGGGAGCACCACCGTTCGCGATGACCTTGGCGGTGATGTTCATGAGCTCCTGCGCGTTGCACCAGATGGTGTCGGGCGAGAGCTTGTAGTTCGACCAGAAGGACAGGAACGCGGCCGAGATCTCCTTGATCCCGCCAGCGCCGTCTGAGGTCAGCGTGCTGCCGGTTCCGGCGACGCCGGTGGCCAGCGAGACGATGTAAGCGCCCGAACCGGCCTTGAAGGCCTGGGTCAGGAAGCCGTCGAACACGAGCAGGTTCTGCGACTGGTCAGATGCTGGCAACGCGGAAGCGAGCTGGCTCGTTGTCGGGAGCGACGTGATCAGGCACGAATTGATGGTCGTGATCGCGAAGAGCTTCTCGATGCCTGCGGTCTGCGCGTACCAGGCGTATGCAACCGCTCCGGCAACAGGGGCGACTGTGGCCGAGACCGAGTTGGTCGTACCAGCGGAGACCGCGACGGTCTGAGCGGCGGATTTGCGTGCGACACCGGGGCCGAAGTTGTCGACCGTGGCGTCGGCGTTGGTCTTGGCGAGCGGACCGATCGGGAGACCGGCGGCGAGCGTGGATCTCTGGAACCCGTCGATCGTCAGTGCGACGACAATGACAGACACGGTGACCGAGGCTCCGATCGTGCCGCCGGCGGCGGAGGCGACCAGGACCGGGGTCGGCGTGGTGCCGAGCGCCAGCGAAGCGTTTCCGCCGAGAATGACCTGCTCTTCGGCGATCATGACGGCGCGGAGCAGACGGAGGGCGGTCGTCGCCTTCACATCTTCGAACCCAACAGCCGCGTACTCGGCTTCGAACGTAACGAAGTCTTCGAGACCAATACCGGCGTAGGCCGCCAGGTAGCTCGTGACGGTTGTGGTGACCGCTCCGCCACGGTTGCCTTCGGAAACGCCGGCGTTCATCTGCGCGGCGTTGATCGCGTTGACGGCCTTCCAGTTCGGGCCCGTTCCGCCTTTCCCTGAGACGCGGGGCGTGATGTTGCGCAAGGGCGTGAGGACGGGGTACAGCTGGAGCGACGGCGCCTGGAGATCGTAGCTGACCAATCCGGTCGACTGGGTGATGCCAGCCTTGGAGATCGCATCGCCCACGATCGGGTTGCCCTGGGCAGCCTTTACGAGCGCGAGAGTTTCGTTGGTGTTCGGAATCATTGGTTTCTCTGGAGTGGGGTGCGGGGGTTACAGCTTCATGAGTTGCGGAGTGGCCTGAGCTTTCTTCATGAGGGCGAGCGGACTGTTGTCCACGACCTCGTCTTTTTTCGCGACGACAACGCCGTCGTTTTCCTTGCCGACAACCTTCGCGACGCCCTTTGGTGCTGCGGGCTGAGCCTCGAACGCCGCGACTTTCTTCTGGAGCTCGTCGCGTTCGCCGGTGACTTTCGTCAGCTGCGTGGTCGTGTCCTGGAGCGCGGCCTTGGCGAGATCTTCGCCTTCGGATCCCGCGGCTTTCTCGGCCGAGCAGCCTGCGCCGAGCGCGACTGCGGAGTCGTGCATGGACTGCACGTGCTTCTGGTCGCCGGCGGAGTGGCGGGCACCAGCTTTGGCAGCGAGCTCGATGACTTCGACGATGACGGTCGCTGGCGTGACGGTAGCGAGCAGCTCGGCCGATTCCTCGGCAGTCATCGCGTTCAGGATCTTGAGACCGTCAGCGAGCCATGCGCGAAGCGCGGCTGGGACGGGCGAAGCATCGTTCTCGGCTTCGGCTTCCCACTGGGCGAGCATCGTCGAGCTGGCGACGGAGTTGAGGAGGTCGGCCAATCGGGCGACGTCGTACATCGACTTCTTCACTTCTGCGGGCTCGCCAGTCGCATCTGGAACGCCGTCCTTCTCGCCGAGCTTCTTCACGGCCTCGACATCGATCGGCGATTTGCTGGCGGCCGGATCCGGCGCTGCGGCTGTATCCGCGACGACGACGCCGTCTGCCTTGTAGATGCTGAAGCAGGCGTCGGGATTGGCGGGGCGATCGACGAGCGAGATCTCGGTGAGATTCAGGCCCGTGATGATTTTCTTGTTGGTTGTGTCGCGATCGGTGACTTTGCCACCGATAGAGAAACCCTTGTAGACGCCGGTCTGGACTTTCTTGACGGCGATCGGATCGACGACCAATGCGGCGAACGACGTGGTGCCATCGTCCTCGACTGACATCTCGATCGCGGTGCCGGCGGCGATATTCGAGTGCATCTCGCGGACGGCGCCGAACTTGAGATAGTCCGGCATGGCGGCCTTGATGGCGCTCGCCTTTACGATCTCGCCCTGGGAGTCGACGGCTTCGCTCGAGGCAATTCCGAACACCTTGAGCGTTCCATCGTTCTGCTCTTCGACCTTCTGAAACGATCCGAACAGCTTGACCGAGTCGAACTTCACGAGGGGTCCTGGGAAAACGAAAAAGGCCCCGGAGTCTCGAAAGACTCTGGGGCCAGTTGGAATGGCAGTTTGAGGCCGGTGTTTTGGCCGATTTTCTACTCTAGTCTTCGAGTGTACGCTCGCGCGGAAGGTCGCGCAAGCCCGGATTTAGCCCTCTTCTTCGCCCTCAGCCATCAGGACCGGCGATATGTCGCATTCGCAGTTCGGGTGCGCGGGGGGATCGCCGATGCCGCCCCAGTCGTCGTCCAGGGCCACAACGCCCATATCCGCGGCCTCGTCGCACTCGTCCTCGCCGTTATGCTCGGAGCCGAGCAACCATTCCTTCCCTTCGACGACGCCGGATTTCTTCCACCCGATGAGCGAGCCCTGAATATCGGCGCTCGCGATCTCGGTCCGGGCGATCGTCTCCGCGCGCGCGTCGCTGAATGCGTAGCTGTCAGCCAGGACGGCCGCGATCTCGTCGGTCGAGAGGCCCTTCTCGATCGCGTCGGCGACTTGAGTGCGGAGGAGATCTCGCGTCGACTCGGTGATCGCCCATTCTGCGTTCGGGTTGGCGACCAGCGTGCCGTCGGCCTCATATCTCATTCCCACCATCGAGGCGGCGCGTTCTTTCGCCCACGCTGTCGCAGCTTCATTCACCTGGTCGGTGATCTCGGGTGTCAGGTCCGCCCCGACTTGCGAGAAGGCCTGACCGGATCCGTCGACTACTATATGGACAAGGATCTTCTCGCCATCGATGACGAGCGTGACCCAGCCGTCGAAGTCGAGCTCGGGCAGGATCCGGTCGACCGGGTCGACGTCGTCTTTGGTGGTGCGACGTATGAGTGCGGAGATCTGAGCGGCGATTTTCGGGCTCTCGGTCTCGAATAATCCGCGAATAATTGCCGCGAATTCGGCTCTCGCCTTCTTTACGGCCGCGCGGTTCCGATTGATGCGCTTCAACTTCCGCCGACGCTCTTTATAGAGCGCGACGATCGCATCCGCGCGTGCACGCGGAATGCCTTGAGATTTGAGCGCCAGAGACATCGCCCGTGCGTGACGCTCACGCATCGTCAATGTGGGTACCTGCGGTCTCGGGGATACCGGAGGTATCTAAATGTAGAATCGTGGAGGAAGGCTATACGCGCGGCGGAAAGTGGCGCCGCTGCCAACTCAAGCGCGCCAGAGAGCGATACCGAGAGCGCAAGCGAACCCGCGCCTGTTATACGGGCCTGCGCAGCACCCGAACCCGCTATCGACGGTTCGGGGATGGCGAGAGAACCGCTGCCGGTTACGAACGCACCGGAACCGCCAGCGCCGGATATCTGGGGAGATTGGATTCCGAGCGTTCCGGAGCCAGCGACGTTCTGCTGCTCGCTGCCCGAGGCGGAAATAGTAGGAGCGGGGACCGTGAGAGAAGCAGAGCCCGTGACGTTTTGCTGATTAGTCCCGCTACCCGAGAGTGCGGGGGATGCTACCGCGAGCGTGCCCGTGCCTGTATTAAGCTGGCCTCCGCTCCCCGCTAGCGAGGGCTGAGGAACGGCGAGGGACCCAGTGCCTAGTACGTTTTGCTGATTCGTTCCTGATGCGGCGAGCGTGGGTTGTGCAACGGCCAACGAGCCCGTACCAGTGAAGCCGGAGCTGGTGCTTGTACCCGATGCGGCAATCGCTGGGCTTGATACCGCGAGAGAACCCGAGCCCGTGACGGGCGGAGGCGTGACCGTGCCACTTCCCGCGAGCGCGACCGCGACCGCCAGTGCCGCCGTGCCGATGAACGCCAGTAATCCCGTCGAGGCAAACCCGGGCCGTGGGATGGCGAGCGAGCCCGAGCCGGTGATCGCCGGAGGTGCCGCTGTAAATGCCGGTGTGACGATGTCGCCCTGAAGCGTGCCGGACGCGTCATCCTCGACGGCTCGTGAGGTTCCGGTAGTTGAGCCCGAGGAGACGGTCTGCTTGAGATAAAGCTCAAGGTAGAGGTACTGACCCGCTGCAATGGTGATGATCCCCGGCGCGGTTATGGTCAGCGTGCGCCGAGTGTTCGCGGTTGCCGGTGTGACGGTCGCCGAACTGAGGAGCGTCCCAACTTGTGAGACTTTCGTTACCGTGGTTCCGTTCGTCGTGACTACGAATAGCTGCGCTCTGTAGATGACCGAGCCGGCAGCGATAGAATCCTGGAAGCAGAGGTTGACCGTCCAGTTTGTATTCGCGTAGTCGCCGGCGGCGGACGCGTCGAACAACCACCCCCGCGTCGCAGGGGTGGTTGACGGCGGGTCGGTTATTGTCGTAGCGTTGGCGCTCGTGCCAGGTATGAACTGCCAGCTACCTATGACCTTCGCGCGCTTGATCGTGCAGGTTACGACGTCGTTCCCACCCGCCGTCGTGTCGAGCTTGTGCATGGCCGCGGCCACGCACTGCGCTGATGCAGTCGAGCGAAGGAATAGCGTTTGACTCATTAGAACTACGCGGCCAATGTCAGAGTCAGCGCGGACACGGAGACATTCGCGCCCAGAGTGATCGCTGTCGAATTCAGGTTCAGGTCAGCGCCCGACGTCCCGACCGAGCCGTCCGCTATCCTGACACCCGCGGAAGTCAGAAGCGAGAACCACGCTGCGGTCCCGCCGGCGGCACTCGTGTCGTCAGAAATGGCGTTGGCCGTCGCTACCCCTGACGCCGCTGCGCCGAGAGCTGTCGCTGAGAGCGCGAGTTCTGCGACTACATTTTGCGCGCCGAGTGCCGTATCGGCATTGGTCGGCTGCGCGCCGTCGTAGATACGGAGCAGGCCAGAGGCGCCGATCGCCGTGTTGATCTGGTCGAGCATCGCATCGCGGGTGGTGAGCTTGTAGTGTGGGTTCATTGAACTAGCCTTTCTCTGGTTTAAGTGATAGCGCGACCGATAGCGGCACGAGCGCGGCGTTTACAAGCGGCACGTCGCCGCCTTCTATTTTCTTGATGTCGAGTCCTGCGAGGGCCGCGGCTTCATTCGGCGTTACGCCGTGTTCAACCAGCGTCGCAAACTTCTCCGCGGCGGCTGCGGTGACTCCATCCGGATTGCCTTTCTTCGAC